GAAAGGTTATAACCAGCCGCAGTGATTACTCCACCTACATGGAGAAGAGTGCTTGGTGACGTTGTTCCAATCCCAATATTGCCCGAAGTATCAATGCAGAATCCTGTTGTTTGGCCTTCCATATCATAAATATAGAAACCTCCAGCAGGAGCCATGGTTGCAGTACTTGCAGCTCTTCCTATTTGCCATCCTTTCTCTCCACCAATAGGACTTCCGAGGTTGATATATTGATATTGAGTATTAGCATTACCTCCAACACTAATAGCGCCACCTCCAGCAGCAGTACTTACATGCAATTGAGCGGTTGGAGATGACGTTCCAATCCCCACATTTCCCGAGCTGTCGATTCGCATTTTCTCTTCAATAGCGCCTCCAGTGTTTCCGGTTGCAAACTGCAAATAACCGGCAGCGTCTGAACCATCAACGGTTCCACTTTCTTTTCGTCCAGCAATAGACGCTAATCCATAGTTTGGATGTGCACCTCCTATATCAACCGTGAAGACAATAGGTAATCCCGTATCAGCCGCCGCGCTTGATGTTGATTGGAGCAACACACCATCTCGACTGCCTACTGTTTCACTTGCTGCAGCAATGTGTAAAATCTCTTCAGGAGAATCAGTTCCAATGCCAACTCTTCCCGAGCTGTCGATTCGCATCCGCTCGGATGAGCCGTCTCCATCAATAAAAGCTAGGCCATGTGAACCGTCTAACGACGCTAAGAAAAATCTACTGGTAGAGCTTTCCCAAAAACCTAATGCACTTGTTCCGGAAGATGCGGTTAAATTAATGATACTTCCTGTGCCACTAACCGCTAATGTTCCATACGTTGAAGGCGAGTCTGTTCCAATCCCCACATTTCCCGAGCTGTCGATTCGCATCGCCTCGGTGTTATCTGTTTTGAAGTTAATAAAATATCCATAACCAGTATCACCAGACGAAATGGTTAGATCACCAGCACCTTGATTATGAGTAATAGACCCATACGTTGTTCCGTTATGGTCAAACTCAATGCCTTTAAAACTATCAGCTGTCGTTCCATTAAGGCAAAGCCGTGGCGTCGCTGCTTTAAGTTCTAGGATCTGAGAAGGCGAGTCTGTTCCAATCCCCACATTTCCCGAGCTGTCGATTCGCATCCGCTCGGTTGGTGTTGTTGCACCAGAAGCGGTTGTTTTTATTACGAACCTGCCGAGTGTGCTTGAACCACTTGGCGTCCCATCAGCAGCAAATCCAATAGTGCCAAACTCCAGTCCGGCGTTATCTGAAAAAATTATGTCGCCTGCAGACCATCCAGAACTCATGGAAGCTGCGCCAATTCCGCGAGCAACGTTAATTAGCCCCGCGCCTGATGATCCACTTGTGTCGCCACGCAAAACAAATTTTGCGTATTGAGCAAGCGAACCAGCAGTTGCCGCAGATGATGCTCCCACCAGCAGCCTGCCCGAGCTGTCGATTCGTAGGCACTCGGAAGCGTTTGCCGTAAACCTCAGAGAGTCAGTATCATTGTCGTAAGTAATTTTTCCTTGCGCAGCTGATGCAGTATCACCAAAACGAAATTCGCAAAATTCATCACTTGCTGCTTTTAGATTTTGAATGACATAGCTGCTGCCATCGCCAATAGTTAAATTGTAATCAGGCAACGATGTTCCAATCCCCACGTTTCCCGCTTGCTCAACTGTGAGGCGCGCCGTTTCATCAGTACAAATTGCTACGTCACCTGTACCGCTGGCAGAGAACAACCCAGTGCCCAATGTTGCGAAGCGATATTCAGGAACTAATGCAGTACCGGCCGTAGTTGCAATAAAACTCGAAGATGTAACCCCACTATTATTTATACGAAATCTTTCACTACCACCAGTTTCTACAGTAATAGTATCAGCACTTGATGATCTTATTGCAGTATTTGTATCTCCAGTCCAAACAATCTTATCAGCTATACTTACATCACCAGTGAAAGTGGCGGCACCGAGAGTGGGGCTATCCCCACTCTTATAATAACCAGCACCGTTTGTTAGTTGATTGTTATTAGTCGGAATCGTTGGTGTTCCAGTTAAATCGCCATAAGGTAAAGAACCGGAGAAAAGGTTTGCTGTAATCGTGCCATTTGAATTTATACCTGTTGTTGTTGTTGCTCCTTCATCGCAAACTGATTGCAGATCCTGCGCAGCTGGTGCTGCTGCCGCTAACTTCGCAGGCGTAACAATTGTTGAGTCATTAGTTCCTGCTGATACCTCAGCAGTCGTCGCGATCTCCGCAATACCTTTTACTGTTTCGGTTGCGTCTGGAGTATTGACGCTTCCCACGCCAGCGATTTGAACAATACCCCCGGCGGAATCCTGGATATAAGCCGCAGGGCTTCCTGAATTGCAATTAAGGGCCAGCTCACCTACGGCTATGTCCGCAGTGGTTGGTGCCTTGTTTAAGACCGTGCTGTTTTTGAGCTTGATGCGTGTTGCCATTGCCAATACCTGGCGAAGATCCGCTCGGCATACGCGAGCATCTTCATCCTACTTACGCTTAAAGAAGCTTAATAAACACCCCCCTCAAGCGTGGCCACGTTGTCCCATAACCCGTTCGAGCCATAGACCAGAATCTCACCCTCCGCTGGGTTGACGATGCTTACGTCCAATAACTCACTCAACATATCGAAGCCACCACTACCACCTCCAATGGTGTTAATCCTTACCCAACCTTCAGACGATGAGATACATAAAACCCAATCTCCGCAGTCATAGGTGATTCCTGGGGTGGCAATAATTCCACTGCCGGCTACATCAACCACAACGTACAAACCACCCAGAACGTCAGTGGCAGCGGGAAGCCCCGAATTAATAACCAATCCCCCGGTCGTCCCCGCCTGTGTGACTCCTGTGATGTCTCCTGTGCTCGCGTCAATCGTGCCGCCAAACCTCAGATTGTCAGCAGATAATCGACCGAAACCAATAGAGGTCCATGCGTTTGAGTTCCACATCCGCAATTGAGCCGTTGATTCTTGGAACCACAGACAACCGACATAAATAGATGAGTCATTTATTGGCGGCGCCGCTTCTTGAATGAAGCTGATGCTGTAATCAGCCAGCTTTTTCCTCTCAATGGTGTGATCGCCAATACGCGCAGGCAACAGCGAACCACTCGTTATCTGATCTGCAGAGAGGTCTGGAATATCACTGGCCTGTAATGCCAGAAGACCAGTAATCAAACCCTTTGAATCGACAGTAACTTTGGTCGCCGTTCCAGGGACAATCGTGTTGGTGAGATCAATGACGCCCGTTGCATCAACAGTCATCGTTGACGAAGGCATCACCGCGCCAATCGTGTTGATCGTGGCAGGCGGCAAATCAGCACTTTCGATTGCACGGCCATCAGTGACCAAGCCTTCAGCGTTGTACTTGACTACGCCATAAATAACGCCGCTCGCTGTTGAACTGACAGTGTTATCAATTGAGATCGTGCTACCGCTGATGGTTAGGCCGCCGCCATTAACCAGCACTGCTCCCTGGGTCGTTGAGGTAGCAACGGGCATATCAAGCCCGATAATTTCACGGTATGAAACCGCTCCGCCGTTAGCGGTAGGACCAGCCAGGAATTGACGTGCTCCAGCCGTTGGCGCCAGGTCAGTGTCTAGTGAAACGGTGTCTCCGGCCTGGCTGACGCTGATCAGCGAAATGCCTGTTGCATCACCCGTAATTGTGTTAATCGAACCCGGGGCTGTTAGCGCTACCCAGGCAGAACCTGTCCAGACATAAACCATCCCATCCGTGACACCCATCTGGCCCACAAACACCCCGCTGGGTAGTGCGCCTGTTGCCTGAAAAACACCCGAACTTTGGCCAGCCAGCTTGACAGCAGTTACGGCACCATCCTGTATGACTGCAGTGGTTACTGTGTCAGCCGGGAGGGTTGCACTATTGATCTTTATCCAAGGAATCGAAGCATCATCAATAAATTGGATGCCTGACTGAACGAAGCTTTTAGCGTTTATCTGTACGGTCTCACTAGCGCTCAGATCTGCCAGCGGCAGAGTATCGATAGCAGTTAAACCTGTTCCCGTAAGAACAGGTAGCTCCGAGATGGAAAGATTGCTCACACTGAAGCCGCAGACTATGCCGTCAGTTTAATCAGGCTCCTCAAGAGCAATAACTCCCTCCTGACTGCTCTCCAGATCTATGAAGCTATCGTCTTCCTGCAACAGGAACCTCTCCACGTATCCGCTCTTCATCGCTATTGGCCCGGTTGTCACAAAATTGATCTGTGTTTCTAGCAGTGCCGCTGGGCTGAAGTTAAAGGCGACACTCGTGACTATGCACTCACATTCCCACCAAAGTGAGTGTTCTGTGATACTCCTATTGATATAGAGCTGAGCCCCAAATTGTGCCCCTAACTTCATCCTTAAAATTAGCTCCGCAAAATACTGGGGTTCTTCTAGCTGAGTTTCCGGCTGCATAGGATCACATAACTGCTGTTTGTAATCCCACAGGCAGCGCAAGTTTCCCTGTCCACTTATTAAGCCCGCCTCGTAACTACGGCGGTGTTCTTCACCGAGGCTTGTTAGGTCCACCTGCTCCCGAGAGGTGGTGAAGTCATAGCTTTTTATCTGTGCAACGCATTGGTCTGTATTGCTCAGCGTATTGGCAACAATCTGCTGAGTAGACGATGGGGCTATCAATGTGAGAGCACGGCTCGTTGTTCCATTTATTGCATCGCCGTATTCGGTATAGAGACGAACGCCTCCAACATGGTTGATGTTGATATACCACGCACCATCAGGAAAATTGTGGCCTGATACAAGCTGCAGGTTGCTGCCATCTGTTGTTGAAATCCTCAGCCGGTCGCCTGTGATTAACGAGCTGAAAGGAAAATCAAAACTGAACCGCTTGTTTTGAACATTCACGTCTTCAGGATCAAGCGCCGAGGATAAAACCCCCGCGCCTACTCCGATCCTGCGAATAGCAACCTGACCAGAGTCGCCTAAATATATGCTCATAAATCCACCCCAGTCGGGGCACCGTTGAACTCAAACGAAACATTGGCAGATAAGACAGTGCCAACCGCCATCGACATCGAAACATTGGTTAGCCATACCTGGCCTTCGATAAACCTTCCAGTTGTGGATCCATCCGTAAAGGCCAGCTTTAAGGTCACTGCATCAACAGCACTAGCCACCGTCCCAGCCGCTGTTGCTTTGATCATGCTGTCGATCAAGGTGGAGGCGCTATTTGTTGGTGCGGCTCCTTCAGTGTTTGAGTAGTAGAAGAGCTGACAAGTGCCCGCCGTATTTCGCAAACCAGGGACAGACGTTCGATCCCGATCCTCTAAGGTCGTTGTCTCTAGTGGTGCCATCGTTGTATTGAACGACCAGTTCTGCACCTTCGCTGCTTTGGTGCCGTTGATATAAAGCTGCCCCTGTTGGCCGGAGTAAAAACTAGACATCAGAGCACCGCTACAAGGTCAACATTGACCGAACTGATGCCCGGTCCTACTTGCTGAATTGTAGGCGCACTGGCATATCTCCAATAGGTGCCTTGAGGCTTGCCAATGGCGTTGGTGTCTCCTTCCCAGCCGCCCTTCGCGTTCACATTGCCTGGGGTATTAAGCCGAAAATTCTGATATGTGCCCAGCACAGCCCGGTAATGATCAAGGAATAATTGCGCCTGAGCGTCAGGAAGGTTCTCGTAGCTCAGGCTTAAGCCCGTTCCCGTTTCCGTGTCGCCGTAGAGAATCCTTACCTCTGTGCCGTTTTGCGAAACGTAAGACCGAACCGGCCAATTCCCTGGGTTATATCCCCTCGCCGTTGGGGTGACAGCAGGAAAAGAAGCGTTGCTAAGAGTAGTCATGGCAGAGAAACAAACTGATCAGTGTTGATAAGGTCTTGAGCAATCAGGCTTCTGCCTTGATCGTCGGTGGGGAAATAGCTGGCGCTGATGTCCACCAGCATGTCCTCCCCAATCGTCAATTGCTCCACTAGATAGACATGGGACTCCACTGAGTCTGATCTAACAGTAAAGACCACACCAGCCAATGCATTGTTGGTTGCTTTCCCTGCTACCACCGTCAAAGTCCCTTCCGTTAGCTCAGTTGCGCCGGGTAGATAGTAAGTAATCGAATACGTCCCATCCATCAGACCTAGAGCGCTCACAACAGTTAGGTCTTCAGCCAAGATCACTCCATTTTGTGATGGCTGGTAAGGGTTGGATTCGGTCACCACCTTTATGTAGTCACCCGGTCCCAGAGATAGGCCCGCGGGTGATGTCTTAAATGAAATGGTGTGATCAATCCTTTTACGAACAGACAACAGGTAGCGGGCTGCTGTCCCGGCATGACCCCGCCTGGTGCAATAGGTAGACATATCAAAGTTTTCGCTGATTCCCTCATTCCCTTGCTCCTTCCACCGAACCACAATGCTCTTGGTTTCTGGTAACTCATGAGGTCCACTGCGGCGAAACTGCATAACAGCTTGGAAGTTTTCCCGCTCTGTTAATTCAAGGAAGGCCAGTTCAAACGAGTCCTCGATGATGTTGCCCTCGCTAAACATTGCGCTAATAGGAACCGCAACATTTGAATAATTGCCCTGATTATCTATGGGCACTGCAGGAGTCAAGGCAAACTTCCCGTTTTTCACCGTGAAATTGCACAAGAACATAGGGGCCAGTCCTGTTATGTACTGCCGCACGTTCTGCCGGTCTTCAATCACCCCATCGAAGGAAAGCCTGTTCTGCTCTAAGAACCTGGCAGTCACAATGAATGCGTCACGATCCACTAACTCAGGCTGGATGTACTCCCCTAGTCCCCAGCGCTTATCTGTAAGTATCGAATGGACAAGTTCAGCGAAGTTATTACTTGATTCATATAGCGCCCCTTCCCCTACTGGTTCATAGTTAGGGGCATCAATTAGCTTCTCAACCTTTATCCCTCGTTTGATCCATAACCTAGGTTGATCCATTGCTGTAAATTCTCGATTGGCACGGATGGCTAAACCCATTGTTGTGCAGTCGGAATATTGAGGAGTTACATCCTCATCAGCCTCCACTGATTCATTTACATAAGCAATGATGTGCTCCGGCCCAGAATCACAACTGCGAGTAATCAGGTCGCCATAATGACTAACCTCAGCGATCTGTGTGTCATGCTCAAATTCACGCATTAATTCCCCCTCCTCGGCGGGGTAGCGAATAACAACAGTGCTCACATTGACGCGATAAAACGCGGTCAATGGTCCCGTTCCAAGAGTTGACGAATAAGGATTGTTGCTTGATATGTCAACTGTCATCTGAGCCTGGTCTCCATTGTTCCAGTTATTAGTAGTGTGTGCGTGTAACTGATTGACCTCTAATACGGGTGGAGTCCAGACAGCCTCTTGGCCCCACTTATTATCCTTCCCATCCGTTACTACCGTTGATGTCATAAAAACTCGAACAGTCTTTTGCCCTGTGGTGTCCTGAAACGTGCGAGCAATTGTTTT